AAATAGTGTGAAAAACAATAAAAAGAAATCATTATGCGCTAGCAAGCACCCAGACATCGATGAGATATTTGGTGTGAAAGTAATGTGCTTGTTACTTAGTGGGCATATTGGTAGGTGTTACATGTCAGATAATATTACTGGTATAACATTGGATTGGAAAAATCCTAATCTGACAAGTGCTCCTTCTGATTGCTGGGTGTAATTGCACTGTCTTCTATCACAGTATCAAGAAACCATTGATCTGTTGCTCCTATGCAATTGAAATGATCAATTGGTCTTCGAATTCGCTGTTTGCATTCGCGACATACTTTATATTCACACTGTTTTTTGTGATCCATGTATGATAGATAATGCATGTGATATGCCAGGTGGGTGTTTGGAATATCTTAACGTTACTAAAAACACTGTAAGGGTGACTATTCCTTTCGTTAGGTAGTATTCTATATACTTAAAGGGCACGGAACATGAATTTTGAACAGGCGAGAAAAGTGGCATTTGATCTCGCCCATTTTCAATTTAGTTTAAACAGCCCAAATACCATTAAAACATCTAAATCGAATATAAAATTAACAGATGAAATGTGGACTAGCCTTATGCTCGAGGCTATTTCGTCATTTTATGATGGTGTCGAAGGTAATACACCTGTAAGATTAGCAGTCAAATCTGATGATATTATTAAGATATTTGGTGTAGATGTTATAGATACTATTAGGTCAATCATTGTACATGCTGATGGTAATAGACCTATTGGTGATGAATTAGAACAGTCTTTCCAACAAATACAACAGGGTCAAGGTGAGGCTAAAGGCTTTATTGGAGCAGAAGGACTAGCTGGTCTTATTTCAAATACTGCTGATTCTCAGGCATATGGTCAAGCATCTACAGTTATCATGAATGTAGAATCAGCAGCGCCCAATCAGGGTTTATACCACCAATCTGCACAACAACTTCAGACTATCGCTAAAACTCCTGGATTATCACAGCCATTTGCAATGGCGGTGTCTAGTCTAGGTGCAGAGTATATGCAGCTTGCCGATCAACTTACTCGTCAATCGGGTGAAGGTCAACAGCCATCAACAGGTACTGGTATTAGTGGGCTGCCAACAGGTGTTCGTATAGGGCGTAGAGCCATTGTTGCTCGCCAAAATATAATACAATACTATATCAAATTTGCAAATACCCTAATAGACTTATCTAATAAATTTGATAAATTTGCATCTACTAACAGTGATCTATTTAAAGATTATGTTGTAGATAAGATAATTGGTTTTTATAGACGAGCCGATAAAAAATTTCCACAGACACAACAGGCTCTTCAATCTAATGACTATTTAAATAGCTTATTTGATGAAGCTACTGGATATGCTTTAAAAGAACTTGGTAATGATACTGATAGGATCTTATCAGAGTTACCAGAATTGTCAAGACAATATATATTAAAAGACATTGAAAATAACGTTCGTGAACTATGGGCGAATAGGAAACAGGAAGGTGCTAGAGAAGGTCTTGAATTTTTTAAGAGCGTATATGATTTTTTGACATCAAATGATACTGTTTCTAATTGGGATAGAATTTACGAGAATTATAATCCAGGATGGCGTAATGATTACAAAGAAAATTGGGAACAAGAACTTGATGTTGGAGAACAATACCAACCATCGCTTGGTGAAATATTCCAAGAGATGAATGTTCCAGAAGAAGAACCATCTCCAGAAGATCTACCAGAAGCCGTATCTATTGAAGATTATGAAGATTATAAGCCTCCGAAGCCACGTGAGGATGTGGTTCAACCACCAGCTGCTGCAGAAGAACCAAGACGTCCGATTGAAGAAGTGTTAGAACAGAAGATAAAAATTCTAGATCCTAACACCAGGGAAAAGACATTTGAAGTTGGTGTTGGTGATGAAGTATTTAATCAGTCGGCAAGACAAATATTCCAACAAATCAAAGATGAGTATGGCTTGACTAAAAATGAGATCAACAAGTATAGTGTTGGTCGAATTAAAGAGATTCGTGATGATGGGTCATTGTTGGTGGAGGTACCTGATGCTAAAGATCCATTTGACGAACAGATTTGGGACGTAAACTCTGACAAACTCTGGGGTTCTAGAGAAGAAGGTCAAAGAGTTGTAAATCAGTGATCTTAAGGAGATCAAAGATGAATAAGACCGCTGTTGACAAGGCCACCAAAGAATATTGGGACAATTATTTTATGGAATATGGCCAGATGTGGACTAGAGATATTCCACGTCGAATCAAGACAGCTATGGTACGTACACGTAACATCGAAGCTAAGACTGCTGATGGTACGGTAGTACCCCTTGCACATAATGTGTCTGAAGATGGCACATTATCTCTTGAAGCAGCATTCAAGGGAGATATCGATGGTGCGCCCTCGGTTGTACTTGTGACAGCCGAATTCAATGAGCATGGACGTATGCTCAAGTTCGAAGCTAATAGGGTTAAATAAACAGGGTCATGTATTCTCTGATCACATAGAGCAAACATGAACGTATATAGCGCATGCATTAGGCTTGGTGTTTGGAATATCGCAAAGGCACGCGCTAGTGTGTGGTCACTATCTAACAATAATGATCACACTGAGTCATTGTCGGACATGAAGGAAACGATTAAGAAATGCTATAAGAAGCTAGCTCTTAATCATCATCCTGATGTTGGTGGTGACAAGTACAATTTTTTAGAGATTCAAGAAGCATATGATACAATCAAAAAGGCTAATTGCCGAGATTTTGTTAGTGCTATTGATGATGAAAAGAAATCTCTAACAAAATATTATGACCCTGGCTCAGAACAATGCTCTAAATGTAATAGGTGGAGTGATATTACTCTATCATGCATAACAGTTACCTGTTCTGGTTTTCTTGAACCGCCACCAAGAAAGTTTTCACACATTAAAGGTCAGACCAAATTTGGGTCATTTCTAGGTGTTAAAACTGACACTGCTCAGTGATATGGAGATTAGAAATGCAGACTCGTAGAGCACTGAAGAGCTTTAGCAAAGACAAAATTAGCTATGATCGTGTAAGTGATAATGGGCCACTTGCAAGACATGCTACAGAGCTACTTCAGCGGCAAAGTGCTAGGGAAGCTGATATTAAGAAACAGCAAGATCGGCATGATTTTGCTGCCTCCTTGCCAGTTCTCGAGGTTGCTCGTCAAAGGCTACAGCAAGTTGTTGGTGAACGCGTATTGCCAGATGACGTACCTATCGTTACTCGTTTTGACGCGTTCAGTGTTATAAAGCATGCCTCTAAGGGTAATCCCAAAGATGTTGGGCTTAGTCGATTTGCCACACATCTTGAAAGACTGTGGCATGAAGATCCTGTAGGAACACTGACAGCTGGAGCATTGACACGTTTACGTGATCACTATCAATCGGAAAATCCCATGTCTGTGGTTGGAAAAGCTACGGATCATGTAATTCCTAAGGTTAGTTTCAATAATCTTCCGGTAGCACAATTGTCTAGAATTGCCGCTGAAGTTAACAGTCAAGAAGATTATGATCTTGCTATTGTCCGTCATGGTTTAAATCGTGACGATCTACATAGTATTCGGGCAAGGGCCTTGGTTCGAGAACTTGTGAACCGCAAGCTTTCTAATATTGAACTTGAAGATAAACAAGCTAGTATGGGAATAGCTCGTCGAAATTATTCTGGTGTTGCTGCAAACCGTGTAATGGCAAGGATTGCGCAAGAAGTAGGTCCAGACAAAGATACCGAAGATGACATGGCCGATCCAGAGGAGATGGGTATGGGTATTGATGGTACTGGCGTTTTGTCTGCCAATGCCTTCATCAAGGAACAGGCCGCTATGAAAGCTTGGGCTCAGAAAACAGGCAATAAGTTGCCTAAGGTTGCTGTTGCCCCTCCTGGATGGGAAGGTACAGTAAAAGACCTTAAGAAAGAAAAAGATATTGATAATCCTTGGGCTCTTGCGTGGTGGATGAAGGGCAAAGGCTACCATCCTGGTGGTAAGGATAAGAAGTCTGAGGATGAGTGTGCTGCTGATGAATGTGGTTCTGAAAAGACTGCTCAGACACCATATGGACAAGGGTGGTCTGCTGAAAACATGGTTGAGCTTGCGAATGATGTTATGTCCGAGATGTCCAATCCTCAGGTAATGCAGCTCGCCAATAAAATTGTTCAGGATTTTGCTAATAAGCAGCAAATGACCATGCCGCAACCTGGAAGCAAGCAATTTGGTGAGCTTCTGGCTTATGGTCTACAGGCAAATCCTGGTATGACCAATAAGCTTAAAAAGATAATGTATCAATCTCTGATGAGTGAAACCAATCAAGAGATGGTTCCACAACAGCAATCACAATCGTATGAAGTTTCTCAGCAGAATCCTGCATTGATTCCTGCCATGGCTTCGAAGACAGCTGAAGGTGGTGAGCCTAGTCAGCCTGAATTCGAGCCAGAGGTAAATGAGCAGCAGGAGCCACAAGAGAATATTAAGCCATCTGATGGTCTTAAAGTATTGAAGGCTCATATTATTAGCAAGGATCATGCACTTGTTGATGATGGTAAAGATCACATCCCGATCTTCTCTATAACTGCTGCTCAAGCGGTTATGGAGAATATTGATAGTATGGTCGTTGTTCCTGATTGGTGGCTTGGATCTGCCGCTGAATTAATCAAAGAAGTTCGCGCGGCATTGATTAAAGAAGCTGGTGATATTCCACCACAATTTGAGAAACATAAGAAAAAGAAGAAAGATGAAAAAGGCGAAAAAGAAGAATCGGAGAATCCGTTTGCTAAGTCTTCGAAACGTGGATTTTCAGCAATTGCGATAGAAGAGAAGCTGACTGGTGGTGCCTCTGTTGATTTTAGCAACTTCTCAATGAAGATTGCTATGAAGTCTACTGGTCAAAATGTTATCGAACTTACGACTAAACTAGGAACTAAGCAGTATCAGCTCCTTGAGATGGATAATGCAATCTCTGATTTCATGTATCTTGTGGGAACAGAGAAGATGACCGATCCTCCAGCACCAGCCTTCTATTTTAAAGAAGGTATTAGGATCGCATGTCTTGGCTGCAATAGCATTAACAGCTATGAGATGCCTGATGAGCCGATGGCATTAGCCTGCAACAATTGTGGTTCTGTAATTCCCCCATCGGCGGTTACAGCAGCATTTAAGTCACAGACCGCCAGTGAAGAAACGGCTCTTATAGCATTTGTCCCCAAATCAAAACAAGATGAATTTGGTGATAAATTTGCTAAAGCAGCGGAAATGCTTGGCGCTGATAGCGTAGAAGCAGACGGATGCCGAGCCGAAGCGTTTGCGATTACTACTACTGAAAAGAAAGCAGATGTATGGGATTTCATGATCGAATCTGGTTTTAAGCCACTCGCTCAGGAAATGTCAACACCTGCGATGCCAGCTGGTGGCATGATGGCAACTGACGAGATGCCTGAAATGGACATCCCTATGGAAGAGATGTCACCAGCTGGTATCGATCAAACATTGCCTGATCTTGGTGACACGCCTCAGGGAAATTATGCCTGGGCAGACCATCAGATGATCCAAGCTGCAATGATGCATTATCAGGCACAGGGTAAAAATGTTGTAGAAGCTATTACTGAATTCAATAAAGAATATGGTGATGGCTATGATCCTGAAACTGTTATGCAGATGGCATCTGCTGTCTTTGGAATTGGCCTTGATCAAATCAAGGTTGGTATGACGAGGAGAGCTGGTGATTTACCTTCGACTTCTGTAAATCAACAGCAGCCTGATGCGATTAGTATTGGTAACGATGTTCCTGGCCCTGACTCTGAAACGAAGGGTGAAATTCCGAATCCTGGTAAGCCAAAAACTCAGGTAAAGCCACAGGGCACGTTCTCCAATACTAGTACAGAAGCCGATTCTGATAATAAAGATCCTGGTGATTTTGGTGCTAGTAAACCAAAATCTCAACATCCTGCAACTGATCAATCTGGTACCTCGTTGTCTGATACCAACCTTGGTAGCCATTCTGATTCCGAAATGGGCAAGGTTATGAGAGACATGGACTCTAAGAGCAAGAACGCTCCGAAGTCGATGCAATCAAAGTAAAGAGAGGATTGCTACTATGGCAGTCATCAATGATGACAGATTTATACGCCAGAATTTAGATAATCATACTTCTGAAGGTATATTTAATCAGAAGAATTATGATAGATCTAAATTAGCAGGTATTGGCAATCAGGATAAATGGGAGGCCATGCAAATGGTTTCCAAGATGTTTCCTGAGAAGAATAGCCAAGATGATTCAATGCCTCTTGGCACCATGGTAGAATTTACTGCTCCTGATGGTACCAAATACAATGGAAAAATAGCATCAAAAAGTGGTTCTGACTACGTAGTAGATGTTTCTTTTGGGGAATCGTATTTGGTTCCGGTACAAAAGCTTTCCAAAGTTACTCCTGAGTCTGAAAAGATTAAGGAGGCAATGAGGCGTTACACTGATCCAGATATTAAATTGGTAGCAAAGCCATCTATCGAAATTGCTAATCGATGTATTGCTCGAGTAGCATATAAGACCAGACGACCAACAGAACAAGAATTGGTTAAGTGGTCTGAAAGCCAATATCCTGATTGGCGTTTAGTTGATGCTGTCGATGATAGTGATAGACACATCAATCTCATTTTTGAGATAGTAGCACAGACTAATTCATTTGTAGATGATGTAACTCCGATTCTTGATGCGACAAATGGGTTGGGTGTATTTGATTTAATAGAACTTCATAATGATGGTATTGCTATAGCAGTAGACAATTCAGATTGGAAAAAGCATCAAGAAATTTCAAATATACTATCTAAAATAAATAATATTGCTCAAACACATGGTCTTAAAATGAATAATGAGTTTGATACCATGTGGGGTGTAATGTATTCATGGGGTAAAGTAAAGAAAACTGCAGCTGAAGATGTTAAGCCGCAAGGTGGAGACCAAGTTTCTCGTGGGCGTCCTTTATCAAGCGAGCTCGTTGAAGGTACTGGTGTAACAGCTGATGCTGAATGGGAAGATCAGCTGCCTGGTGGTTTAGCAGATGATAAAGATCCTGACGACTTTGATCCCAAAGAATTAGAAAAGGGTGTCAAAGTCGAAATGGAACACACAGATGATCCAGAGATTGCTACAGAAATCACTATGGATCATATGGTTGAAAATCCAACTTCAGAAGAACCCATAAGCTCTGACTATTATGAAGGGCTTGATGAGATGGAAAAGAAGTTGGAAAAGGCATCAATTGTAACATTTGATGATGTCGATCCACTTCCTACTACATATACACTTAGTGATGTGGTTAAGATAAATAAAAGGCATGAGGCACAACTTGGTGAGCCTGGTGCTGGGGAAGATTTTAAGGATCTACTACGAGCTTCTCGTTGGGTACTTGCGCGATTCAATGACAGCAATCCTGATTATTATGCTGTTCCACAAGAATCTGAAGAAGCTGGTGATAATGAGAATCGAGTGTTGAGATTGTCATTCATCCTTCAAAAGAAGGATGATGAAGATCGACTCAGCCATCTATATATTTCGCGTGCTGGAGAGATTGTACCAGAAATTGAGAAACAACCAGGTATGGAGCCAGTCCGTGGCTTTGTACAAGTTGATTCTGAAGGAAATCTACCCATGGTAATGCTGTATACGCCAATGGGTCCAGAGAGCGTTCAAGAATATGGGTTTGATTTTTCTGCAAATCGTGAAATCGAGAAGCTAGCTGATTATGATGCATGTAGAACGCTAGCTAACGAAGTTCTCGATAAGTTCGGTGGATACACTTCTGAAGCTCAAGCTGATTTTGATGCTAGATTAGTTAAACTTGCTGTAGATCCCACTGCCAAAGAATATTGGGGTGGGTATTTTAAAGACTATGGCAAGATGATGACTCGTAATATTAAAAAGAAAAAACACAAGTCAGCATTGAAAAAAGTTGCTATAGATGAGAACGCTAAAAGATATTGGATCGAATATTTTGGTCTGATTGATGGTGCTTGGTATGGTGAGGCACTTGTTCGTGATATCCCACGACGACTAGTTGGTGATAACACTTCACCACATGCCAAAAAAGAAGCTTCCTCAGATTATGAAGGATATATTAAAGAAGAGCACGGGAAATATTGTGTAAAGAGTAAACATAATAAGGATTGGTCTGGTGGGTGTTATGATACTAAGGCTGAAGCTGAAAAGAGACTGAAGCAAGTTGAAACCTTTAAACACATGGCTAAGAAAGCATGTGCTTATGATGGTTTTGAACCCACTGATGATTTTATCGGTCAAATGACAGTCGTTGGTGTAATACTCGATGATTTAATTCATAAGAGTGCTGACGATATAGAGGCTGTTTTTGGTCGTACCTACCCACATCGTAGAAAGCAACCTACTAGTACCGGCATCCCACTTCGCGATGTATATAATGTTGCCACATGGGCATTAGATGTTGCAAAAAAGGATGAAAACATGCACAATGCTGTTTATTCGCTTGTGTATGATTTCTTGCGAAGGTACCCGACATTTTTACAAAATAAGCTTGATACCAATCAATTAACAGAAGAGGGTGTTGGTTACACATTAGCATATGCTTTAGCTAGTTCACCAAAAGCATTTAATAGTTTGAAAAAGGCTGTGAACAAATATCACTCCAGATGGCAGAAGGGTTTCTGGCGTGAAATGGGTGATTCTGCTAAACAATGGCGAGAAGAACAAAAGAAGAAGCCTGAGAAAGAAAAGCCATCTCAAAAATCAGAACCAACGATACAGTTAGATCCAGAAGATTTGCAGGTTGAAGATGCTGGTCCTAGTGTGGATTTAAATGATCCACAAACCAAGCAAACAGCACAATCGATAGCTAGCTCTATCAAGTCATTCCTCAAAGTAGATAAAGATTATCTAAATGGGGAAATTGGCATGGATAGAGTGGTTAAGCAATACAAGCATCTTGAGGATTCAATAGGTGATAATAAAGAAATATATGATGCTATTAAATCGCCAGAGTTAGAAAATAAACTAAATGAAAGATTTGATTTCTATTCAAAAGAACTTGAAAAGATGCAAGGTAAGGAGCAACCAGCGGCTATTGCTCAACCTCCTAAGCCACCGTCAGAAGAAAAGTCGTCAATTAAACCACCACCCCTACCTCCAGAGGCTATGGAGGAGGATAATCCAGCTGCTTTACTTGAAGAGCCTAAACCAAAGCAGCCATTTGATTTAAGGAAAGTTTCACCACAACAACAGGCTGGTAATTGGCTCCAGCCGAGTGGCACGACAAGCACTTCACCAGAGGAATACCAAATGGTCTATGCAAAGAAAAAGGCAGATGCCGCTCCTGGACCAGTTACCCATAATGCTCCTGGGAAAGATGATAAGAAAGATTACGATCATAAGGATATGAGAAAGCAGCCGTCAAAGGCATGTACGAGGTTTGAAATTACTCGTATGTATTCAACAACATCATCGTCTGATAATGGCTATATCTTTATGGAATTAGCGTGGGATCCTGAATATCTTGAGGATATGAGCGATCAAAATATCCAGCAGCAAGTCATTTCTTATGTGAAGGGTCTCGAGAGCAATAAAGAATTTCATGATTTTGGTATTATGGGTAGAGTTAGGATTGTGGATTTTGATAAAGATGCTGGAGTTGCACGTATCAAAGTCCGATGTAGTGAGACGCGTGGCGTACCTACACTTGGGTATACCGGTGATAGTGACAGTCCAATTCCAACCACAGGAATCCGTTAAGGAGGATAGCTATGAAGTACATTCTGGTAAATACGAGCCCAGGTGGTCTGCAGGTTGCATTATTGAGTCCCAACCCCACATATAACAGGAAAAATCTTCATCGCCCTGGGACAATTCTTTCTGTAAATATTGCACGTGGCCAAGTAGTTGATATTCTTGGTCATTTTGGTGGGAATGTTGAAGCAGCACATGAGTCAGTTAAATTTAGTCCAGATATCTTAGCATACAAACGTAAGAATATGCTTGCGTCTTACGTCTGCAATGACAATGGCGATAAGATCGATATTGATAAATTACTTGGTGCAGATCCAGTTGTAGAAATTGTGGAATCAGCACCAGTTAAAGAAGAAACACCTGTAGAATCCGATAGTGAAGATTTTGAAGAAGAATATGAAGACGAATCTGAAGATTCCGAAGAGATGGAAGAAGAATTTGAGGATGAAGTAGAAGATCCAACTGATGATCTTACTGAGATTAAATATGTTGGTGCTACTATAGCAAAGAAGCTTGAAGAAGCTGGCCTAAATACTTTTGAAAAAGTGGCAAATGCTGATCTTGATGTTCTTGAGCAGTTAGTTGGTCCTAAAGCTAAGGATATCAAGGAGAATGCCGCTAAACTATTGGAGTAGTTTATGGCTGATTCCGACAAGGAGAAAAAAGTTGACCGATACGAGCCTCAATGCAGGCTCTGTCAGTTATCTAAAGCACCTCCTGAAACACCAGAATTCGATCTTCATAAGTTTTTGAGAGATCAAGCAATGCAGGGCATTTCATATAGTGCTATTAAGCGCAATATGGATGATTATATAAAGAAGATGCGTCTTGATTACAAACCGTTAACAAGGCCATCAATATGGAATCATTTTGAAAAGCATGTCTCACTGCAACAGCTAACTACTATTCATGCTGCAAGAGATCAATGGGTTCCTAGTAATAGTAAAAATGTCCCAATTGTTGATGAGAGGATTTTGGCTCTTGTTAGCAAAGAGAATTTTGATGAATATGATGAATTGTGTAAGTTGTATACACGATTCAAAGATATTAATAATAAGATATATGAATATACAGATTCACTAAAGACTATAAGACAAGATGGTCATGAAAGTTGGTCTCAACCAAAGATTCAAACTTATGTGTCGATGGTCAATACGCAAAAATCTATTCTTGCCGAGATTTCCAAGATGCGGCAGGGTGATAAGCTTATTGCTATTGCTACTAAGTTTATCATTGAAACGTTCACTCGTAATTTGATTGGTAAGTTAAAGAGTGAATTTGATAGCTTTGCTAGTATTATGAAACGGCAAAGTGTTAATGATGATGTGGTTGAAGCATTTGAAGGAATTGCAACTCAACGATTAACACAAATGTTTGTTGAAGAAGCAATCATTGCAATGGACATCACAAGGAAGGAATTTAAACTTCCTAACTGACATGTTATGGCAAACACATCCTTCTCAAAAGGCGATAAAGTTCGTCTAGGTGATGGCAGAGAAGGCGTCATAATAGGTAAACGTGAACGAGCTGGATTTCACGGGTTCGTTGTAAAAATCACTAAATCAGTTGATGAGCTTCAAATTGGGCAAACCGTGGCTGCTACGGGAACGACTATGAAAAAGATTTCTCAAATATCGCCCGGACTAGTGATTCCTGGGAAAGTACCTCAAGAAACACAAGTTGAAGATGTTCCAACTACAAATAACAATGATACTGAAAAACAGAAGCAAATGTATAAAAAGGATCTTGATTTTACACAAAAACAAATACAGATGCTTCAAACTAAGATGAATGATCTTCAGCAATTAGTCGCTCAGACGAATCCAAATCAACCAGGTGGTAATAGTATGGAAGATTTGGATAGAATCGATCAGGCTGACACTCAAAACACAAAGCAGCAGCAGACCACAGATCTTGCTCAACAAAAGATGCAACAAGATAAGGAAATGCAAGATCAGACAATGCAACAAAATCAAACCATGCAGAATATGCAGATGCAGATGATGCAATCTGTCGCTTCTGTTCATTGGGTAAAACCAGAAATAGCAAATATCAAAATTGCTGTTAAAAATACAGAATTAACTTGTGATGTTGCAGCTACTCCGAGACAGCAGGCTAGTGGTCTTCAATCATATGCATCGCTAGCTGGTAATAAGGGTCTGTGGTTTCCATTTACAAATAAGCGTATAGCCTCTTTTCATATGGGAGAGGTTAAATTTCCAATCGACATTATTTTTATTGATGATTCTAAAATCAATAAGATTGTCGCAAATGTTCAACCGAGACAGATGGGTTCATGGAAATCTATCTGTACAGATGTCATTGAAGTAAATGGTGGTTGGTGTCAAAAGAATAATGTTAGGGTTGGTGATATCATTAATACACCTTTAACAGGTAAAAAACGAGCATCGTACAGCGAAATAGAAAAGTTAATAAATACATCGTGGTCTGGACCACAGGACGCTCGAGTATCAGATAAAGAATCAACAAATTCATATGATACTTTGAGAACTATAACTACGGCAGAAGGTGAAGACGATTTTGAATCAAGAATGCTTTCAACTTTCCCATTTTTAAAAGAGGCACAAGAACACAGGCAGCCTGACACCACAGATAGGCGTGATCCTGGTGAAGTAGATAAACGTAATCCGGAAACCAGATTCAAGCATAATACTTTACCTGACACCAGTAATCCATTCGGAGATGGTGATTCTAGACATGTTGATCCATTAGAAGCTATCAGTAATGGTCCTGATGGTCATGATAAAAATCTTTCAAATGGGTATGGTAAACATTTTGACTATCAGCGTGGATGGTGGCCAAGCCCTAAAACTGAATATTTGCAAGAAGGTGTTCCAATTAGACCAGCACAGCGTATCGATTTAAAAAATTTCGATGATAAAAACGTTGATATGATTAAACTTGCTAATGGATCTTTAACACTCTTCGATCGTTATGGTCCTGAATGGAGTGACTATGATGGTGGGGAGGAATATGGCGGAGATCCAGGCTATGATAAGATAGCCATTATTAATGATGAACTACTTTCAAATTGGATTGATTCTCTTGGTTTTGATAGTGATTCAGAAAATAAATTAAGAGAGACAATGTTTACGGATTCGTACAAAGTTCTATTGGGTGATGCTCTTATAGCAGCCCATAAGATTAGTAACTACGAAATTTTTGACAGCGACTTACTGCTCTACCAATAAGGGGAAAGTTTATGAATCTCTTTCACAAAGCTAAAAATGCGATGCGCGAGCGTAGAGCTTTTAACCACGCCAATATTAAACAGGCAATGTCTGGGATTACTCCTCGTTCTGCTGGTTTGGTATTTGATTTAAGTCGTGATGAAGATACTACACATTTGAGTACAAACAAGCGTGCCAACATTAAGGCTGTTGAGCTTGTGTCGTCTCTTTTGGATAGTTTTTCACTTCCTGTCCGACCACGACTCGAATATCATGGTATGATTAAAAACGCTGTTGATAGTAATGGCGGAATTAATGAGGGAATAATCAAGCTTGGTGCTGTTGTTCGCACTATGATGGGTCACAAGGCCCATGTTGATATTCCTGTCATTGTTAAAGCAAATCGACTTCTTGAGCCTGCAATATTCTTTTATGAGAGTGCTCCATATGTAATGTGCAGGCAGGCATTCGAAGATCTTATTAAACGAGGATCTTTGGAAAAGAATTCTCAATTTAGACGTATGTTTTCACCGCCTAATGGATCTAACGGGAATGTTTCACGTGAAAGAATCCATAATCTCGAGCACATGTTCAGTCCTGGTCCGCGTAATCCGTTTAACTTCCGTCGTCAATATGATAAGGAAGCACAACTATTACCACAAACTGGCTTTGCTGTATATCCAACCGGTGGTCTTGCGCCAATAGCAGTTGTTGATAAATATGACGATGCACTTAGTATCCTTGAAGATCAGGGTGTCAGTGGCAAAATTGTAGATCAATCAACAGGAAAAGAAGTAACTGCTGCTAAAGAACCACGTAAACGTACTAACATTGATGTTCCTACTGAAGTTCCTGAATTGTGGGAGCATGATGTTCAAGATGAGATGTTAGATCCAGCAGAGAGACGACGCGATAAGCTCTATGGAATTGGCGCTGATGTGGTTTTAACAGAAGACATTGAAGCTCGTCAGCGTGGTGGTAAACATTTTGTCATTCCTAGCGGAGAACGTGGTAAGGTTCTCAAGGATATGGAAGGCGATGGCAAAATGTTATATGTTGATTTCAAAGAAATGCAGGTAACAACACCTGTTCCAAAGAGAATGCTGCGAAATGCTTCTCTTATCAAAGTTAAGGCACAGGTTGAGCCTGACTTTGTTGATCAATCTTACATGATGAGCGATGGCGGTAATTATTACATTGGGGCTTCTGTATCAATAGAAGCTCCTGATGAATATGATCCTGAAGAGATGATTACTTCATCCGGATATGTATTTTTCAAAGATGGAACATGGTTTCCATGGAGTAATGATCAAGGTAGTAAACAAGCAGCTGAATATTTAAATAAAGAAAAATGGGAAATATATGTGAATGCAGATGCGCTCCCGCTTATGGACTCTAATGTCATTTGGAGCAAGACCGCAGCTGCTGCTGATCAAATTGAGAATGAGATTAAAGCTATGCTTCGTGAGGGATATGGAAACGTTGATATCAAAGAAGCTATCAAACGTAAATATCCAGAACAAGCAGATGAAGTTTTATCGTCACTAGAATAAACTAGTGACACACCCCCGCAAGGGGAGTCCCTTTGGGTAAAGGAGAGTAGTTATGAAGAAGCAGGAGAGTGCAAGTCTATATTTAGTCGTCGAAGAAGGAACAGGTAGGCAGTTTGTTGGTAAACTGCTTGAAAAAAACGATAGAACTTGTAAACTGCGTGATCCACTTCTAATTGTTGAGAGGGTAATGGCACAACCAAACTCTCAGCAACAACAAATAGCAATTAACATTTCTCCAATAATGCACACGTTCAATATTGATACGTGGGAATTCAAGTGGTCTGGCTTTCATGAAGTAACAGACGAGAGACTTATTAGTTCATATGAAAAATTTGGCACACAAATTAGGGCTGCAAGGTCTGGCTTATCTGTAGCACAACAACTACCAACCACTAGAGTGGTACCGAATTGATTTCTTTAGGGTCAAATACTAAGAGTGACATAGGTTCTATAGTAGAGTCTATAGTTACCTCTGTATTGACTCCCAAGAAAATTGATATAACAGATCCTGAAAAGGATTATCTAGCTGTCCCAGCACCAAACATAATTGAATTTGTTGCGTCCCCTCAGTACCTGAATATTCCGTCTGTATATCATTATACAAGACAGTATCAGGTATTGAGGGACTTTTATCAATTTCGATGTCCTATTTGCAATCCATCAGATCCAGATTCAATAGATTGTTGGAATAAGAGTCGTGAATATCTGGAATCAGAAAATCTATTGGTATGGTCCGTAAAATATCAGGATGATGTCTGTCCACGATGTAATACAACTCGAGCTGAATTCAAAGAAGATGGTCTTTTAAAGAAATACAACCAATTACATGGTATAGTTGGTATGCGTTCTGGGAAAACGGCCACAGTCGGAATGATGGGCTGTTATCTAGAACATCGTTTAATTAATATATCATTAGCACAACCTGGATATAGACTCGCTAATTATTTTGGTTTGTTACCAAAACAGCCATTCGAAGTAACATTTATCGCATCTACAGAAGTACAGTCCAATGATACGGTTTGGGCGTATTTCAAGAGTATGCGTGTGGATTCGCCATGGTTTAAACGATACGTTACATGGGTAAAAGAGCAAGAAAAATTACAAAATACTCCCATGGAAAAGTGGGTATATAAAGAGACCATACGAGAGATTGAAAATGGTCATATGGGAATTAAATTTAACTCGAAAAACTCTAACTCTTCTGGTCTTGCTGGTCGTACTCGTATTGGATCATTTATTGATGAATTATCACGATTTAAACAAACTGAATCATCTATGGGTGCTGATGAGGCGTATCGTGTTATGGAGAACTCGTTACGTACCATCAGATCACAGGTGGAAAATAAAAATTTAGTCGACTGGTTTGGTCTCATAGCATCTATTTCATCCCCTATTTCTATTGAAGATAAAGGGATGGATTTATTATATAAATCAACGCATATTAAGAAAATGTATTCATTTCATTATGCTACCTGGGATTTTAATCCAGAAGAAAAACGTGAATACTATGATGAACAATTTGAAAAGGATCCTGTTGGTACAGAGCGCGATTTTGGTGCAAAACCACCACTTGCAGCTAACCCATTGATCACAGACATTGAGAAATTTGAGGAAAGGGCTGTTGATCTATATTTGAAACCAACAGCTACCCTAGAAATTATTCCATTTATAGACAAAACTGGTCAAAAATATCATAAGGCTGTAATGACAGATTGCTCGTTGTTACGTGATGCTAGTCGATATATTGTTTTTGATGCTGGTAAAAATTTCGATTCATTTGCTGGTGCATGTGGACACTTAGAAATGCGGCAGCTTGAGGATGGTATTGTAGAATATATTACAGTTGTTGATTGGATTATGCGTGTACTTCCAAGTGAAGACATGGAAGTTTGGTTTGATTCATGTGTTGACATAATAAAATATCAGAAAAGATATCAAAAAATTGCGTTTGTAGAATTCGATCGTTGGAACAGTGTCACATTAATTCAACAAATACGAAATGAAGGAATTAGAGCTGAACAACAAAGTGTTAAAGCTGATGATTATATAAAGTTTGTAGCAGATGCTATTATGGGAAGAGTACGACTTCTACCCAAAGAAGAAGGCGATGATGAATTAGATCCACCATTCAAATCCCCAGCAGCTGTTGGATTATATGAAATATGTAGACTTGAACGATCTCTAGACGATAAACGAGTATATAACTCACAAAAAGGTAAACGGCGTGGCTATAATTCAGATGACGTTGCAGTATGTTTAGTACATCTTCATAAAATGATACAGGATTCCCAAGTTACTCCAACTGGTGCTAAAATTCGATCAAGAGAAGCACGCCTTAAGAGAGAAGAGATTGGAAGCCAGCAATTTCAAATGGGTAGGATGGGATCTTTATTTAGTCCAGGTAGAATGAATTTATGGAGCAAGAGGCGATGGTAATACGAAATACAAGATTAAATCGATTTTACCCAAAAAGAATCGCCACTAAAGAATTAAAGCGTAAAATTGGAAAACTGGCTGCGGTAAATGTTGTTGACATGCCAACTGATGGCGACATTGGTGGTCAACAGACAATAGATTTTCCTGAAGAATTTCCAGCTGGTGAGATACCAGATAATCAGAACAGCGCTGCTGAAGGATTGTATAAAAGACCAAGACAAGCAGAGATCGGTCAAGGAATTACACCCCTCACCACTGAACGTGAACAAGGTAAAACTAAACAGAAAGATACGCAACATGGTATGTGGAGCGATTCTTATCATGATGAGAATCGCTTTGAAGATGCAGATATGAAATTGGGTGAGTTAGATGATCCAATATATCCACCATATTCAAATGAGCATAGTCCTGTTGATTCTAGGTATGAAGATGTTGATAAAGATACATACGATATAACACTTCATGCCAAAAACTCAGGAGATCATGATTTTGATAAACTTTGGGTGTGCATGGATCTAGATGGCACATTACTTAGTAAGCCTGATGAATATCTTGATGATCATGGCAATCATATTTTTGGCACAGCGCTGCCAGGAGCTTCAGAGGCTCTACAAAAATTGATAGACGATGGTGCTAGGGTATCTATTTATACTGCACGTCAGTATTTTGATGAAGAATCCGAAGTAAGTAAAGCTCTTGGAATGTCACCAGATCAGTTACTTGAATTTCAAGTAGAAGAAGCTCTTATCGAAAATGATATTCCATTTACAGATATCTATATAGGAAAGAAACCACCAGCACATTTCTATGTTGATGATAGAACTATCCCACCGTTTGATGGCGATTGGGATATGGTCATTGACACAGTAAGAAAGAAACTTGAAGAGAAATCTCGTAAAGAAGCTGGTTTTATTCCAACAGACATGTATCTAACAGAGATGGAATTCGAACAATTATCAAATTCCATTTCCAATATTGATGATGTGTCACAGCTGAAAGATTTTTATTGTACAACTTCAAATTATTATCGTATTGCCGAAGAGTCAGATGAACAAGATCAAAAACACATAGCATCCATACTCAAAAGGAAGATATTAAGTCAAATCAAAACATTGGGTAAAAGAAAACAATTTAAGATTGTAAAAGAATCACAATCAGAATATATTACACCTGATGACCTAATTAGGATATACGAACTCGAATATAAATTATCTCAATTACGAAACAGGGGTGAAATATCTGATAATGCTAATATTAAAAAGTTCCAAATGACAGAGGAACTTAGACTATTATTAAATAAGACATCAAAAACCTTAATAGACGCATATGAGATGCGTATAGGTATGAGAGAAGAATTTGATGATTCGGAGTGGAATGAAGCTGATGAAGATATAGAAAGCATGTTAATAAAATTACAAAATACCAATATGGATATCATATTATTTCATGAAGCACTAATGTTGGCACATAATAATGGTGATATGCTTGATTATCTTAATGCGCTAACTAAAATTGATAAAACTTTGCTTGATGATTTGTCCGCTGGTAAATATGTTACCCAATGGGATGAAGAATTGGCTAAGATAGCTAATGACCCTATTAAAGATCAGGTAAACTATCACGGTATCAAGATGGATGTTGAATGGCCCAGAGGATCTATTAGATCATATGAAGGTCAGGATACATATGTTACTCATATGAAAGCTGACTATGGATATGCTCGAGGAGTAGAAGGAAACGATGGTGAAGAACTAGATATATATCTTGTTGATAGAGATAGCGATTCTCCAGCAGCATATATTATTGAACAATTAAAAGCTGATGGTAGCTATGACGAAGATAAAATTGTATTAGGTGCATATTCTGAGGGTGAGGCTGCCGATATTTATTTGCAACATATGCCAGAATATATGCTTGGCGATATAAGAGAAATTCCAGTCGAAAGACTAGTAAATGCGCTATATGGAGAGCCAGAAGATAGACGTGGTGAAGAAGACGAAGTTCCTAAAGAAGAACTCGATAAGACTATTGCTTTTAGAATAATTGCTAGTTATTCGGACTTAGCTATGAGAGCAATAAATCAAGCAAATATATCACCTTTGTCTATAATAATACTTGAAGTGGTAGATCCATCTGTAGGTTATGTGGGTATGATAGATGAATTATCAAGAGCCATGCTTAAAGATGATTCATTAAAACAGAAAATTGAATCTTTAGTATTTCCATCAACACGTCCACATTTACAATATCCAGATGTTTCAGAAGAAGAACTCGAAAATTTAGAGAGTTCTATTGGGCCAACTGGTACTCAAAAAATTATTCACGCTATGATTAAATGTGGTACTAAAACATGGCCTGAAGATGATATATTTGAAAATGAATATACCGATGGAACCGAGGATAGAGAAAATCGCGATATTCCACGAGATAACGATAAAGAAACCTATGGTAGGGGTTAAACATGTTAGTTAAAGGTAGCACATACGGCGATGTTAGAAAGCAAGCTGCTACTGATACTCCACATGGCCTGACTCCTAATACCATTGAGCAGCTACGTGACAGATTTGAGCAGTTTTTACCTGGTCTGTCTAACACCCATGGTGCTGCGTCAAAACAATTTTTCGATGGTTTGTTGCCTAAGGGCTCGGAATTGTCTCCGATGACCAGGAATGCTGCTGGAAATTGTCCAACAGGTACTGGTTTTTCAAGTGGTATGGGTGGTGGGGGTGGTGGTGGAACCATGATTTCACCACAACGTCCGTACCAGCCAGAATTTGAAAGCCCTGATAGACAACAATATCCAGTACATCGTATTTTAGCTAATCGATATTGGCGTTTGTTCTATAAACTCGATCCTGTTATTGGCAACTGTGTGGACATGTACTCCACTATGCCTTTCTCCAACTTTCAGCTTTCTGGAGAAGGTGTAACCGGGGAAATTAAAGAAGCATTCGAGACAATGTGTTCTGAGACTAACGTATTACGTGTCTTGGAATATATGGTAAAAGAATTTTTAGTTATTGGAGAAGCTGTGCCACACAACTTCTTTGATGATAGGAAGGGGATTTGGACATATACAGCACTCCATAACCCGGATCAACTAGAAGTAATAGACGCCCCATTTATCAAAATGGAGCCAATCGTCGAATTTATCCCAGATGATAGGCTTCGTGCTGTTCTTACCTCGAGTAATCATTTATTGAAACAAGTTCGAGATCAGATGCCGCCAGAGTTGATTTCAAGGTTGGTGGCTAGACAAAATATCCCATTAAGTCCAATAAATATGACCTTCATTCCACGTAGAATGCATCCATATGACACACGTGGAACATCAATTATATCTAGAATGTGGCGTATTTTGATGTATGAGGATGCTATTTACAATGCATCCATTGCTACAGCCCGTCGTCATGCTGGTCCAATCAAAGTTGCAAAATTAGGTAATCCGCAAACTGGTTGGATTCCATCAGAAGAACATGAAAAACGTTTGCTTCAATTGCTGGCGCAAGCGGAATTGGATGTTAATGCCTGGTTAGTATATCATTATGGTATAAATTTTGAAATGGTCGGAACCACTGACCGCATTATGAATATCAGCCAGCATCACGAAGTAATTGAGCGTATCAAGCTGATAGCTCTTGGTATATCAAAATCATTTCTTCATGGTGAAGTTACATACGCATCATCGATTACTGGACTATCGGTATTTTTGCAGAGGATGAAGTCTCTACGTAATTTCTTTGTTAATACATGGCTGTTACCCAAGTTTTTCAAACCAATATCCATGATAAATGGCTGGGTAAAGCGTGATAAGAAAGAACTGAATTACAGATATAGGATCAAACGATCTCAAAGGGAAATAGAACTAGAGAATCGATGGATCATACCTAAGCTCGAATGGGAAAAGCGATTAGATAGTGAGACTGATGGTGAACTTGTTAGTGCTATGAACACTCTCGAGCAAATGGGTATTAAATTCTCAAAGACTACCAAATATGCATCTGTTGGTAGAAAATTTGAGGAAGAAGTTAATAAAATTAAAGAAGAGCAACAGTACGAAGCAGAACTCAATCAATATATTCCAGCTGATCAAGTTCAGGCTGGTCCTGCTCCTGGTGGCGCTCCCCCTATGCTGCCGAAAACAGGACCTAAACCTACCGGTGCCCCCGGTGCTCCTCCAGCTGGTGGCATGCCAACCCCTCCAGGTGGTGGAAACATCCCTAATGCTCCTACAGGTGGAGCTGCTGGACCATCAGCCGATAAAGAGGCTGGTGGTGGGGGTACCGGCCCATCGGGAAAGAGAGATCCAGCAACTAAAGATGTTGATTCAGTGTTGTGGGATCATAAAGGCAGATCTGGCAATTGGTCAGCAACTGAGGTTGAAGACCTTATTGGTTTAATTAAAGAAGGCCAAAGACCACAGTTGCCAATATGGGATAATTTAGACACGCCTAAATTTAGAGCAGCACTTAAATTTGGAGATGTTTGGGAGGTTTTAAATATACTAGAAGAACATCTGCTGGAAGAAGGATATCCGCAATCAGATGTCAGACATCTCCGTAAATTGTTGGATTCTGAAGGTGTTTTACGAGACATAGCTGATGGTGAAGTTGAAATTCTAAAAACTGTTGAAAAGAATATCAGCGATGATGTTGGTAGATTAAATGATGACGATGCTATGGATCGTTTATCAACGCAACTAGACGGTGATAGAGATATTGTAAGTTTACATGATTCATCTTCATTATTTATAGGACATGGTAACGATCAACGCTCTGGGTGGAGTGGTGATATTAGTGGCATGCTTGGAGATGAAAGATGAAAGTAAGATTCATAAACAATACAGCAGGTCCTATATCACTCCCTGGACCATTACCACGTCTACAGGTAAAAGGTGATGTAACTGTTGATATTACGCCAGAAGAGTATGATAGATATCGTGAAGAAATACAACTTTTAGTCAACCAAAAGAGAATTCAACAGGAATTTGTTAGTTTAGTTGGATCATTTCCTGGCGATTACACATTAGATCAAGAAGCTGGAACCATTGAATATCGTGGTACTCCTATTGCTCCTAGTGCTGGTGGCGTTATAGGTCCTGTTGGGGCAACGCCAGATAATATTGCCTCATTTAATGGTCCAAGTGGCCTTATTATTAAAGATAGTGGTGCATCTGCAACAAGCGTTCCCACAGCAGATCAAAAAAATGCCCTTCAAGGAACAAGTGGAACACCATCAAATACTAATAGATATGTAACAAACAGCGATCCGAGAAATACTAATTCTCGTACTCCAATTGGTTCTGCTGGTGGTGATCTTGGAAGTACATATCCAAATCCAGATGTTGTAGCCATACATGAAAGTGGTGGTCAAAGACTTCCAATAGGTTCTATTAGTGATGGACAAATATTATTAAGATCTGGAAATAATTTAATTGGAACAACGGCTGTTGGTCCATTTGAAGATGATCCACCCTTAAATGTAAATAAGAGCCCTGCTTCTGCTGGTATAATAAGTCAAGCATCTCGTGGAGATCATAAACACGATATAGATACAGCAGCTGCTGGTGCAATTACTGTGGGTGGGGTGTCTGCAGAAGGCACTGCTACATCATTGTCTCGTTCAGACCACGTACACTCTTTTGCTGCTCCTGGATTACCAGTAAATGTAACTAAAGATACTGCATCTGCTGGTACTTCATCTTCTGCTGCTAGAGCAGATCATAAACATGATATCGATACTGGTGTGCCAGTAAATGTTACAAAAGCAGCAAATGCCGAAGGTACAGCAACCACATTATCTCGTTCAGATCATAAACATGATGTATCAACTGCTGCTCCTGCAAATATAGGAGTTGGAACGGCATCTTCTGAAGGTATAGCTACTACACTAGCTCGTTCAGATCATATACATAGAGCAAATACTGCTCCCGTTAATATTACAAAGACGGCTGCTGTTATAGGCATATCTGGTGAACCAGCTAGAGCAGATCATAAACATGATATCGATACTGGTGTGCCAGTAAACGTTACAAGGGCTGCAAATGCTGAGGGTGTATCAAGCACACTAGCACGTTCAGATCATAAACATGATATATCCACAGCTGCACCAGCAACCATAGGTGTGAGCACTACTTCTAGCGAAGGGACTGCTACTACTGTTGCTCGTTCTGATCATACGCATCAGGCGAATACGGCACCAGTTAATGTTACTAAGGCTACTGCGGCTATAGGTACATCTGGCGAGCCAGCTAGAGCTGATCATAAACACGACATATCAACATCTGCTCCAGCACAAGGCATTGGTGGTGGTAATTCAGAAGGCATAGCTTCTACTATATCTCGCTCGGATCATAATCACAGTATCCGTGAAACTAGTGGTCCAACAGATTTAACAGTTGGCAGCGTGGTAGATAGTAGTTATGTTAAAAGATCTGGAACTAATTTAATAGGATTTCATAGAAGAGAACAATACACATCAGATGAAGCTGAAAGTTCTACAACGTCAGCTACTCCACAACAGAAATTAAATTTAACAACACCTTCTATAGAAGCTGGGACTTATCGTATTGAATGGTATTATGAATTTTCATCAGATGATGAAAATAATGGTGTTGGGGTTCAAGCACAAATTGATAACACAACAACCATAGCAACTGCAATTGAGGCAATCAAAAAGAAGTACACAGCATTTACACCACCAGCCTACTATATGAGATCTGGTTTTTATGAAGGAGCATTAACTGCTGGTATTCACACAGTAGATCTTGATTATTGGAATACTGGAGGCTCCACCTCTTACATAAGACGTGCTAGATTGTCTATATGGAGGGTTAATTAATGCCTTTTCCTAGCTACAATATAAACACAAATTTTTCAAATGGAGTAAACCCAGTTTTACTACATAAAGAAATAAAAGATCTTAATATAAATAGCGCACAATTTCTTGGTATTACAGTTAAAGATAATATTACATGCAATGTTTTATTTGATAAAACACCATCTTCTAGCGATATAATTTTAATAAATAATGCAATAAGCATCCATGATGGCATTGATGGACTTGCTTATTACAAGCACTTAAAACATTCAAGTATAGATAGACGTACAGATAAATTAATATCTGAGGGATTCACTTATTCTGGTAAAAAATTTAGTTTGTCAGCTATGGCACAAGTAAAAATTATGGGCACTCATCAAATTAGAACTGATCCAAATTTAACATATCCAATTCGTTGGAATACAATTGATGATAATGATTATTATGAAATAATTGATTCTACAGATTTGCATACTTTTTATATGACATCTGTGGCTACGTATAGATCTCATGTAGACGCTGGAACAGCTTTAAAAGATTTAGTTCGAGCCGCAACTTCTAAAGAAGAAGTTGATATGATAATAGACAATAGATAGTACATTCGTACATTATTCCTGACATACTTCAATATTACTAGCGTTAAACTTGTACTGAATATTGTTCAATAAGGGCTTGAACATGTTCAAAAAGACAGGTAAGACGACCACTTTAGGTGTATCTGATAGTTCCAAAGGACAACAAGATCCTAAAAAAGATGTACCTAAATCCGATACTTCAGATCAGAAGAAGGCCAAAAAAGATGAATAAAAAAGGTTTCATCAAGATAGCCTCAGCGGAAACCTTGGCCGTTGCTGTTTCAGAAAATAACACATTTAATAGAACTGCTGGTTATGAAAATAACGAAAGCAGTGATTTCTTAACAGGTAGGAAGCCAATAGATCTTAGAGAGAAATTGGCTATGCTGGCAGATGAATATGACATCTCGCCAAATCCAGAAGATTATATTTTTGAGGCAATTCGAGGGAATACAGCTAACGTAGCTAACGAAAATAAAGATGCTTTCCACAAGCATGAATTGCTACGTTTTGACCATAGACTCGGTAAGCAAGTCTATCGAACTTACGAAAACAAACCACACCATATAAATCATCGTGCCGATAACCCACGAAATGCACGTGGTTTCATTGTTGACGCTCACTATAATGATTCATCTCCACCTCTTGATGAGTGCCCAAACTGTCATAGTAAGACAGCATCCGAGGATGGTAGAGATCCTGAAACTGGTATTCATTGTCGCAAATGTGGTGAAATTGTAAAAGATGAATTTGTAGAGCTTCTTGTTGCAATCGATTCAGCCAAAGATCCTTCGTTTGCCAGTGGCGTAAAATCTGGTATTCTTCGTCATGGATCTATGGGCTGTTCATGCGTTCGTACTAGATGTAATGTCTGTGGTAAGGTAGCATATACACGGAGTGAGTTCTGTGGTCATATTGCCCGTAATAAGGGTAAAGTATATGATGATTCAGATCCAGATTTCAATCCTGTTGCATTTATTATTGAAGCCTCAAAAGATAAGACTGCTGGAAAGCCACGTAAAATAGCAAAAGCTTTTGAGTGGTGTGAGGGTGTTGTCTTTGATGAATACAGTAGAGTTCATGATCCAGCCGATGTTAAAGCTGAACAGTATGAAATTCTTCAGCTAAGTGCTAAAGTAGCACAGCTAGAGAAGGGTGATGCATTCCGTAATGAGTCTGAGCTTTTGGTATTGCAGTCTCGACTTAATCAACTTGAAAAAAAGGTTGATGCTAAGATAGCATCAATGCAGAAATCTGCTCAGCTTTCTCCTCAGAACCTTGCTCCGTCGCCAGGTGGTGCACCAGCTGCCGGTGCACCACCAATTCCACCTGAAGATACATCTGAGATCGATGTGTCACCTAATGATGATGGCTCTGACGTGACAATTAATGTCAATGTTGGAGATGATGAAGATGTTGAAGTTGGGGCTAGTGGTCCTTTAGAACCAGAGCCTGCTCTTGGAACACCTATTGAAAATTTAACACCAGAAGCGATGGGTCTCACGCCCACAGGTCCGGGTCAGCAGATGTCGCCAGCTAGTGCTGGTATATCTGAGCCTCCGGCTCCCAAGCGTGGCTCGAATGAAGGAAAAACCCTGTCACGTGCGTTAGACAACCTTGTTGGAGGACCACCGATGCTCCGTTTTGCAAATTCTTATCGGCATCTTCAGGCTGAAATTACATCTGTAGGTAACATTCGTGTTTTCGATAAAGAAGGCACGCTGTTTGTGGTTAAGCCTGGAAATATTCCTAATGACAGCAAAGCAGCTAATAAGTCAGGCCATGATTTGGCTAAGGCTGTTCTTACCATGATTGCTGAATACGGTCTTGGTGGGGCAATCAAACGAACTAATGCTATTGTTGGTCCACGTGTTGCTCAAGTTCTCGAGCATTATATGGACGATATGCTGAATTTAGATCGTAACCCTGAATCTTCGTCTGTATTGGATGATGCAGATAAGGACTCTGTTGAGAAACGTACTAAGGACAAGAAGACTGAAACTGCTACTGGTAACGGCGAAGAAACCGATACCAAAGAGAAGCATGAGACCAAGGATTATAAGAAAGATAACACGCTGGAAGGGCGTGAAACAGATCTCGAAGATGAACAGCATGACCGTGATCCCAAAGATCTATCTTCTACCGAGATGCATGATTCAGATAAGCGTGATGATAATAAGGATTGGGATTTGAGCCAATCTGCTCTTGATGATGTAACATTAGACCACAAAGAAAAGCAGGCTAGTACCAAGATTGATACTAAGAAACATGCTGCTCGTCTTGAGATGTTATACCAAAAACGTCTCGAAGCTAAGGTTGCTGAGGTTCAGAAGGAAAAAGAAGATTATCTCAGCAATTTTACCAATCGGTTTGTGCGCGCAATGAAAATTGTAGCTCGTCGACAAGCTTTGAACCTTGAGCATTCTCCTATTAAGGAGGCTATGACCGAAGCTCTTCTTAACCCACGTCCATTGACTGGTGGTTTTGAATATGAGCCTATGGATGAGAACCTTGCAGTTCATCTGGTTGAAGCTTCCATTAATGAGCCTCTAATTGAAGGAACAGATAAGGCTGCTTGGGAAGCTCATATTGATGGTCTCATTCATCGCACATCCGAAGTTATGAAGATGAGTGATGAAGCTCTAATGCAGATTGAATCTGATCTATCAAACATGGTTGCAATGTCTATTCCTACTGAGCCTGTCAGTCAGTCGCGCTCTGCTTCTCGTAATGAAGCAAATGGCCTGCGTCATCAAATGACTGCTGGTAATCTTCAATTGACTACTAGGAATTTGGAGCATGTAGCATCAAAGAATGGCAAGCGCGACGCTATCAGGAATGCTGTTGGTTCCACCAAGGTTGCATCGAGCAAGTCTAGTTTCGGAATTTAGTTGATGAAGAATGGTAGTAAATGTAGCAGATTGATGCTACACGGAAATTCAAGACATCATATGATGTCTTCTATTCCGAGGTATGTACGATGGGGACTGACACTAGCTGAAGTGTTTGACTCAAAAAGTGAAGTATCGTCACATACAATTTCTGTTTGTGGCGTTTTTAAACTTCCTGCCTCAGATTTAAAGCCAGAGCGTGGCACTACTGAAGCAGGGGAGCATCCACTTAACCTATAGGAGGATTTACCATGGGTGCAGTCGGTTTAAATAGTCCACGCCTTGGCGCGTTCCAGTCGGATATTTTCCCGCGCGGACTGGATTTAGGACGATGTGTGATCCTGCAGGACACTGGTATTTGGAGTGCTGCGGAAGCAGCTTCGTTCGAAGCTGGTATGCTGGTCGCACAAGACGCAGATGGGTACATTGTGGCGGCTGCTGGCCGTCCGGTCCTTGGTGTTGCCAAGTGGAACAAGGTCAACACCTACAAGGGATCTGCTGTTGATGAAGTTGTCTCGTTCCCGTTGGCCAATGCTACAGTCAATCTGAAGCACTCCAATGTGAGCAATCTTCAGGTTCGCGACGCCATGGATTTTGGTGGTACGGCTTATACCGTTACCACCGATTATACGGTGTCGGCAGTCAACGGTACCATTACTCAGGTGGGTGCTGGTACGATTCCGGTTGCAACCCCTGTGTACGTTTCGTACACCTATGAGCTTTCACAGCGAGAGCTTGAGTTCCAGGGTCGCAACTTCTTCAACTTCACCGATGATGTCAGTATTGCTGATGGCAAGATCACGGTGATCACCGATGCTTCTATCCTGTTCACGTCAGCGTTTGATACCGCACAGGTTTATTCGCTGGTTGGTACTGGAAAGAATCTGTACTGCGCTGGTGGTGTGACGGCGGCTTTGGCCGGTCTGTTTACCACTGACAGTGCGGAAGGTGAATTTGTGGGACACGTCATCCAGGTTCCGTCCGCTGATGATCCGTTCCTCGGCGTTCGTCTTGGTGGCGATCCTGTTGTGGTTCCGTAAGAAGTGAATCCGGCAATGGCGGGCCTGTAATGGGTCCGCCATTCTCTTCACTCTGAGTTTTTGATTTTTAACCTAGGAGAAAAGAAATGAAGGTCAAGAACCCTTACCGACGCGTTGCAGCAGCCGGTGCAGCGGCACGTCAGCCTACCCAGGCAGAACGCCAAGCGGCTGCCAATTCGGTGACTGACAAGGCCGTTCATCAAAACCGTCAACGCCAAGATCGTGTTGCGGCTATGAGCCGTCAACACTTTACCTCGCACGAGCAAGAGCAGACATGGGATGAGTCGGGAACGTATAACCCGACTTCGTACGCTGGCGAGCAGACCCGTGGTGGCATTCGTCAGGCAGTTGGCAGTACCAAACTTTCCGAGCGTATGTTCGATAAGTCTGGTGAAGTCAATGCTTACGATGACAAGGACGCTTTGCAGCAAATCGCGTACTTGTTGAACACGGTTACGAAGAAGGCTTCGCCTGGCACGTTCTACCGTGAAGCTTCGAACTCGATGGAAGCCGATGATCGACGCAAGGTCCTGGCTTCGGCAATGACCGATCCTACGGGAGAGGGATTTGCTATCGTTGGTCAGGAACTCTTGCTCCCGATCAAGGACATCATCGACTACGAAGGTTGGGCTCGTAAGGTCTATCGCGTGCGACCTCTCGCTCAGGGCGAGCTGTTCCGTATCGCGAAGGACGTTCGTGCTACCGCGTGGGTGGTTGGGCAAGATGGTCAGTCCATCGAGTCTCGCCTGCATGGTCGCTACATCCAGCCTTCTGAGTTCAAGGTTACGGCATTCCCGACCGTGGACATCGAAGACATCTATCAGATGAACTACGATGTTCTTGATCGTGCGCAGGACACGGCACGTCAAGAGATCGAACTCGAGGAAGACAAGCGCGGTCTTGCACTCCTCGATCGTGCTGCGGTCACGGTTAATGCCGAGACCATCTTTGCCACCCTCGGTATCTCGGCGTTTGAAGACGTTCGGTACCAGGTTGAGCGTCACCGCTTGATGGTTGAGAAGTTCCTCATCAACCGTCAGGAACTCTCGGATGTCGTGAAAACGATGTCCACGGCAGTTGACCCTGTGACCGAGCGCGAACTCATCCTCGCCGGTTACATCGGCAACATCTTGAACGCGCAGATCATTACTGCGGCTGGTACCGGCGTTGAAGAAGTCGTTCCCGCTGGCACGTTCTACGCAGCCACTGGTAGTGAATACCTTGGTGAGATGGGCGTTCGTATTGAACTGTTCTCTGAGCCGTTCAATATGTTCTCGCACCGTCGCCTCGTCAAGGGCTGGGCGTTCGGCGAAATGGTCGGCTTCGGTATCCCGAATGCTCGAGCGGTCGCCAAGGGTCACAAGTAGTACGTAGTTGGTAGCGATCATCTGGTGCGGTGATTCCACCGTCACCGCACCAGATTTTACCCCCGTTATACGGGGAGTTTGCTTATTGAGCAATACAAACTGTCTCCTCAATCAGAATAGGCTGGTTGAGCAGGACACGGTGGGTGAAAGACCCGTGCTCTACGGAGCACAGAAAAGAGGAACGGCCTGTGCATGGCGAGGCAGCCTTCCGAAGAGGTTTTAGTGATGGATTCCGAGAAGAGATTCTTGGAATACACCAGACCCGCACTAGCGCGGAAATACCTCAAGGAAGGAAAGGCGAGGGTTTTCTCGAAGAATCCATTCGCTATCCAGCTTTTCCATTCCAAGTCAGTTTCCTCAATCAGGAGAAAGACAATGGCAGTCAAGAACTTTACGGAGTATTTCAGGGAAGAGCACGACGTATACATTCAAAATATCTCGAATGCGCAGTTGTCTCTAGAATTCAACTTTGGTGAAGGAAGAGTGGAAGGTTTCACTGTTCCACCGTCGAGAGATCCAATCAATCTTTCGCAGCACATTCCTTTTACAGCCATCAAGAACTCGATGGATTTTAGAAAATTGCTAAGCCGTAGGCCACCTGTGTTAAACTTGTTAACACAGGAAGAATACGAGGCATATTTTGCCAAAAAAGCCAAGGCTCGCAATATGATGACATCTGATGGTAAGCCTGATATCGATGCTGCTATTGATGCATCGGAAGAGCGACGACGTAGAACATCGGACAAGCATCTTCGTGAGTCAATTACAGACACCAAGCCAGAACCAATTCATGAAGTAGTAGAAAAGGGGACTGGTCCTGGTGGAGCTGCTAGGTTTGGTGAAAAACAGCGAGTGTCGGCATCTGAAATGATTGCTGAGGATGAGATTATCAATCCTCGAGTTCTTCACCTTTGTAATCAAGTAAAGGCTGAAGTTGAAGAGCATGAGCGCATGCCAGCTGCAGAGCTTCTCGAAGCTTTGCAGGAAATCCCCAATCTTCGAATCGATGACTATGAACACGTTAGAGCTCATGGTTACTACAAGAGTGTGAAAAAGTGGGCAAAGATGGAAACTGCCCGTATGATTCAAGAACAAGAACAAACTGATGCAGATGATCTGGAAGAAGCTTCTGCATAAGGGGTGAAACATGGCATTTGCTGAATATCTACAGTTAGTTAAGAAGGTAGAACTTGCTGCGCTAGCAGGTGCCCCGGCAAATGCTGCACTCTTCACGTTAGAATCTGGTACTCCCTACAGACACTGTACGAGTTGGGTGCATGTGGCTGGAGCTGGCATCATAAATGTAGATGTCCAGCCACTTATTGGTGGTGCAAATGATGGTGCTGTTGTAAATTTTAGCTCCTCTGGTGTAAAGAAAGTATTTCAAGTTACACCAGAGGAGCTTCGACCAGCAACAAGATTTAATATATCAGATCCCACTCAAATACCATTCATAATTAAGTCAGAACTTCAAATAACTAATAAAGGTGCTAACCCTGTAGTTATTTCTGTATACATGCTGGCAGCAGCTGCTCCGGGAGGTGCATAATGGGTGAACAAGTAAAGGCTTTTATATCAAAAACAACCAAAGTTACAAGAAAGAGTATCTGGAAGTATTTTGGTGCTATGTTCATGGAAAAGAAAGATGGGGAGCAGGCTATCTCTCTTACTAGAATTTTAGCGCTGTTCTGTTTTAGTATGTTAGTCTGGAAATGGGGTGGCGTTACTGGACAGGTAGATGATTCTGTCAAGACAGTTCTTGAAGCAGCCAATATTGATGTTCCAATGGCTCTTAAGCAGGCATCAGAAGTTCCTGATAAACTACTGTGGACGTTCTGGGGTCTACTTGGAGGTAAAACTTTAGAATCTATGGTATCCATTTTTAAAGGAACGAAGGGCCAGTGAAAAAGTATAGTAGGTGGTTGCTCTTTGGCATATTAGCTATTGGGCTAATCATTTTACTATTCTTATTTGGCATAAATAAAAATCTTCGTATACAACTGGAAGCACTTTTATTGGAGAAATTTGTAAGCAATAAAGTAAGTGATCTGAAAGAAAAGGCAGCTCGTGCCCAGACTAAAGCCGAAGCAGGTGTGATATCTGCTGAGGAGGCCGAAAGCATTGCCAAATCAATAGAGGAGGCAATAATTCGGCAGAAAGAAGATCTTCAAAAGAAGTATGAAGAACAGGGGATGGCTGCCGATGATATTTCTACTCGCATCAATAATCTTCACGTTTAACGTCACAGACGTTAATTTAGACAGATCTAAAATAAATCAATCATTATCAACTATTACTTCTGTTCCATTAAAATATCAAAATAAAGAAGGTATATGGTTATCAACATCTGACTCTGAGATATTATTAGATCTCGTTTCTTCTAAATTAAAATTGTCGTTAGATATTATAGACAATCAAAATATTCAAATAAATGCTCTGAAGTCAGCTGTTGATTCATATAAATTATCCAGCAGCCAATATTTAGAACTGTCAAAGCTAAATATGGCCATGTATAATACTGCTACAAATAATCTATCTAAGATAACTAATACTCATTCGTGGTATAATAGCTCAGAAGCTATGTACATATATGGTTTTGTGTCCGGAGCAGTAGTGATAATGGGAACTACTTATTTAGCAGTAAGATTACTGGATAAATAACATGAGCAAACTTAAAACTTTTATCGCGATTTCTATATTTTTGATTATTGCCTTAATAACAATAT